ACATATTCCAACAAGTAATAATATTTTTATTATTTCCTTTACAATTAGCGGTACAATCATTTAACATCTCTATACCTACATCAGCAAGCATAACTAATAATTTATGATATGTACAAACATACTTTGCAGGAATAACCATATATACAAAATCAGGATTAGCTTCAACAAGTTCTTCAGAATTAGTAAAAACTTGTGAGAAATTAGTTTCCGGCATACATTAAATTATGATAAATATTAATAATATTTTGTTGTTGCTTAGTTGTTAATATTTTATTTATAGATATTGCGTTTCTAACTATATTTAAACAGTTAATAACACAATTAGATTTTTCAGTAGGAATATAACCAATTTGTAATTGATTAATATTATTAATACATAAGTCAGTTAAATTAGTAATAATTTTCTCACTTAATTTATCTGTATCATTAATTATATTCATTTGAATACTTTATTGTTTATATAAATAATATAATTTTCAAAAGAAATAGATAATTTACTAACATAACTAAATATTTTTGTTTCTTTATCTAATTTGCTATTATAAACTAATTTTATAGTATTATCTATTAAATCATTTTTCCATTGTTCTTTTAATATAGTAGCTACATTAATTTTATTGATAGTATACATAGATAATGTATTATAAGTATTATAAAATTCAGCGTTTATAATTGTTTTAATATTATCTACTATATTATCTTTATTATCATTTATATTATTTTTAGCAATAACATTTACTATATATTCAGTAATGTGCATTCTTGCACTTTCAAAAGAATTTTTAATAGCGTTTTTACATTTATCTTTATCTTTATCTATAATATTATTTATTACATTATCTAAAAAATTACTTATTTTAGAAATTGCTTCTAATAATTCATTAGTTATTTTAATAGCATTTTTTTCTTTTTTAGTATCAATAATTTTAATAACTATAAGATAAATAGCTACTACTATTGCTGGAGTAATACCTTGTGAAATAGCTGTTTCAAATAAATCCATATAATATTAAATAAAAAAAGAGAAGTTGCTAATATTATTAATTAAAAATAATATCAACAGCTTCTCTTCGATTAATATTTATTAATATTTAAAATTAATACGAAAGCGTCTATATTATGCAACAGATTTAATACCAGCAAGAATAGTATCCATAGTAGTTATTTGAGCTGCCCCAGTAGGAATAGCAATTTGTACAATCTGATGAACTAATTCATCACGAGTTTTAACATCACGTGGAACAGCAAATTGTAAAGTATAAACTGTATAGCCTGCATCCTTAGTATTTGTTCCAGTATTAGGATTAAGAGGATAATTAGGATATAAATAATGAACATCGTCCATATAAGTATATTCAAATCCTGCGTCGGCAGCAGCCATATTAGCCATCTTCTTAATTGCTTCTGCGTCAGCAATTCCAATTTCTCCACGAGTTGTATAAGTTACAGTAGTACCACTTAAAGCATCTGCCATAGTAATTTCATAATCAACAGCAGGCTCAGTAGCAGTAACTGTTACGATTGCTGTAGATACAGCAGCAGTTAAGCCTAAAGTAGCAGTATTATTATTAACATAATTTGCTATTTTAGTTGCAACTTGGTCTGCAGTTTCAGTATCTTTAAACACATGAATAGAAGCAGTCCAATTACTACGTTCATTAAATTGAATACCTTTCTTTGTAAAAATAACAGTATGATCGCACATTATAACAGGTTCAGGAACAGTAAATCTTGCAGTAAAAGTTTTAGCAGCAGAATAAGTAGATTTACTATAACTAAAATCTTTATTATAAAAAGGAATAATTATAGGACCTCCATCTTTACTTGCTCTACCCATAACTATTTGTCCATAACCTGTAATTAATTTGCCAGTAGCATCAACAGTAGGAACACCGTTATTCATATAATAAAATCCAAGTGCTCCAGCCGGTGCTTTATCTATTGCAGTAGATGCAGCAATAGCTGCAACATTACCAGCAAGAAGAAAATTTCTCATATTTATTTATATAATTAATTAGAAGTACTAACAACACTTCTTAAATATAACTCCGCCGAAGCTTTTACAATATCAATATGTGTATATTCAGGTAAATCACAATTGATATTCGAAGAAGAAGTGTCATTTATATAAGTTATAATATTAGGTTTCTTAATAATATTTAATACAACCTTTGAAGGCTTTTTATGAGTATTAATATCTTTAGAGTTATCTTCAGTATATATATCTATTATAATAGTATTAGTTTTAGAATCAGAATTATCTGTAAATACTATAATAGGATAATCAAATGTAGCTCTATTACAAAAATCATGTAATGTAGAATATAAATAATCATTATCTACTATTCTTGCAGAAAATCCACCAAATATGTCATTATAATATATATAAGAACTCGTAAATAGAAAAACATTATTATTATTTATTTCAGCAGTAAATTTATTTTCTTCTTTATTAATAGTAATATTGGATATTTCTAATTTATCAATTAATGTACGTAAAACATTTATTTGACCTATTTTAGCATTATCAATATAAATTTTATTATTACCACTCATCTTAACATTATCAGCAATGACTTTTTTAATATAATCATTTACTGCAATGTTAAGACAAGTGTCAATATCTTCGGATAGAATTGCCCGTACTGTCTGCATTCCCATTTGTTGAGCCAATTCTCTAAACATTACGTGCATTTCTACTACTGTCATAAATTATACGTTTTTTAATTTATTTTTATAGGCATTAACTACATCAGCATTTGCAGGATTTTTAAACCAAGCAACAGCTTCTTTAACATTAGCACCTATAAATTCTCCTTCTGGAGTAATAATATTTTGATTATACTGACTTCTTACAAATTCACCACGCTCAATCAAAATTTCAATAATAGCTTTAATCTTAATATCAGCATCATTAAACATTTTATTAAATTTAATAGGCTCGTCCGAAGAGAATTTATCTAATTCATTCTCTTTTATCATACGATCTTCAAGAGAAGATAATATAACAGGTTTACCTACATTAACACAGTATTGAGCATAAATAGCATCAAATAATTCATCATCAGCAATCATACTAACAAAATTAGCTTTTGCTTTATTATTCTCCAAACGAAGTTTACGTTGCAAATCAGCTTCCTTTTGATCGTCTTTAAAATAAAAACGAATACTCGGATCACTATTAATTAAAGCTGTATCTTTAGCAATATCTTTATATAAAAGACAATGACGATACATTAAATAATCTTCAATATTAACAGGACGACCAAATTGATATTTAGAACTCTCAAGATCATTAATTGCGGCTATTTTAGCAGCAAGAGCTTTCTTAAGTTCTCCAAGATTAGATTTATCAGCTTGACGATATTTCTCTTCAATTAGTTTTTCTTTATCTTGAATAGCTCTAAAATCTATGTATCTATCATAACGAAAACTAATATCAAATTTTTTGCCAAGTTCATTAACTGAAATTTGAATATTATTTAAATACTGTTTAACACGAGTAATAAAATTTTCGTTATTAGGAGAAAGACCTATTAAATCAGGAAAATAGGCTTCAACTTCACCCTTATTAGAAGATAATGTACGAGAACTTGTAACTGAACTTCCAATAAAATCTCTACGTTTAGTTAAAGATTTATCATTAGCTCGTCTAAATAAAGAATAATTTTTAACTAATGCAATAGTAACACTACGTTTATCTATATATTCTCTATTTTTTACATTAATATCCTTTTCTTCAACACTACCAGGAATAGGTTCAGGTTTTTCATCCACACTTTCCTTTACGGGGAAACCGCCAAAAGCAGTAACTTTATTATCAGAGCTTCCTTTAGATCTATCAGATAATCCAAAGTTTAATTTAGCACTGTTATTACTTGTATTATTTTCCATAATTAAATATTCATTAATTTAAATTAAAGTGCACACTTTAACAAGAACATCTTCGAAGAGTTATTTACTTGAAGACCTTGAGAGTGCTTAACCTCATAACGACTCATATCAATTTCAGTCGAAATGTAATTGGTTTCAGGTACGCCCCAAGATGCAGGAATATCAGTAAGACCTTTAAATACTTTAGCCTTATGAATTTGACCCTTTTGACGAACAACTCGAACATTCTGAGTTCCATCATAAATAGAGAAATCAATAAAGCAAGCTTGATGCGAAGTAATAGGATAACCTGTACGAGGATGAATTTCACCATTCTTTTTAGCAGCTTCAGCAATAGTGCTCTTATCAAAGAAAGCACAATGTTTAACCGTAATAGTGTGTCCATCAACAGTCTTATAACGACGGAAGTATTTACCATACGTTAAACCTGCGTCAGAACCATCAATCATCTTATCACCAAGAGGAGTAACAAAACCATTTTCTTT